TGTGGGACGAAAGTTGCTCGGCCCTCAGCGCGTGATCTACTCCTCGGAGAAGATCCAAGGACCGTGCCTTCCTGGCACGTGCCTTGGTGAGATCGCGGACTGGGAGCTGACGCAGCGAGGGTGTCTCATGGGTCTCCCCCTGTCTTGGTTCGTATTGAACCTGCTGAACTTGTGGGCGGTTGAGTCGGCGGTCCACCTTTCGGTGGAACGCCTTCAGATGCCGTTTGACAAGAACAGTTTCAGGGTGGCGGTCTGCGGTGACGATCTGGCGGCAGTGATGCCGGCCTGCGCTCACCGTGGGTACCGTGAGAACATCCGCTGCGTCGGGAGCAGCTTTTCTCAGGGAAAACACTTGGTTTCTCGGAGCATCTTGCTCTTTACTGAGCAAGTTTGCACATTCTGGACTCAAGAGGGTCCGGCTCCTCGCCGGACCGTAGCAGAGCGCTTGGGCCTTCGGATGAACTATCTTCGCCCTGGAGTGATGCTGGATGCCATGCCTGTAAGGGCATTGGTTTCTCCAGGTCATTTCCAGGTGAAGAAGGTGACGAAGGGTCTCCAAGGCGAGCTTCCTTCTTGGGCAACATATGGACCGGCTATTTCTAGTTCGGTCCCAGCATGGGCTTCGGATCGTCTCCGGACCCGATGCTGGTTGCTCTCGAAGATCTTGAGACCAGAGTGGAAGAAGCTCCGGGAAGCTGGTATTCCCCCTGACGTCCCTCGTGAGGCTGGTGGAGGGGGTTTCCCACCACTCCCTGGCCGCCTGTGGAAGACCTCTGGCAAGAAGTTCCAGCGGGCAATGTTCACCGTCCTCCGTGAGGAGGATCGTGTGTCCATTTCCCAGCTGAGGACTTGCTGGAGGTCCACTGGAACACTCTCTGAGGTTCAGAAGATGGCGGAGGAGTTTGCCACCGACTACCTTCCTTCGGCGCACATCGGGATTGTTCCCGAAGGTGCGCTGGGCGACTTGTCGTCCTTGAAGATTGGTGGTCGGGGCATGCCCAACGCCTTCGTCTTGTCCGAGGAGGAGAGTATCCAGGTTTTGGCGGCATCGATTGCCCCTGCCCTGGTGCTGGCCGGCCCTATGGCGGAAGGACGGTCCTGGACGACTCCCTTTTGGAAGTTCGCCAAGACCTACCGTCGTCGGGTGGCCGCTCTGGCGGCAAGGACAACTGGGGGTGGGAACCCTATCCAGACAATTTCCAGTTCCGATCTGGTTTCCCGGATCGGCCAACTTCTCATCCATCGCGCTTATGTGATCCCGCGTGAAGCGGTACAAGCTGCGTTGGAAATCAAACTGAGCAACCGCCCCCGAAGGGGGGCAAGCCGGACCGAGACCTTGCGGTTTGGCCGCTTGACTGAAAGGACGGATCCGAGGATCTCCCCTCTCCCTGAGTCTGTCTTCCTCTCCACTGCTGAACTTTTGGTTCAAGTGGAGAATGAGGAAGGCGAAGACCATTGGGATTAGGAGTATCCTCATGTCCTTGATGTCAAGCC